TAGATAATTTAGATACACGTTCAAGTGCAACATATCCTTTTACTTCTGATACTTTGGCAGATGGAGATACAGTTTATTTAAGTCCAACTACTGCAGGATATATTACAAATGTTAAACCTTCTGCTCCAAATCATTTAGTTTATATTGGTAAAGTTACAAGAACATCGCCTACAAATGGAACAATAGTTTATAGAATACAAAATGGTTACGAATTAGAAGAATTACATAATGTAGCTATTTCAAGCGTTGCAGATAAACAATTATTATCTTATGACAATGCAACTTCATTATGGAAAAATAAAAGTGTTACAACAGCCGATATTGCTGACTCAACTAATAAGCGTTATGTTACCGATGCTAACTTAACAACTATTGGAAATCAAAGCGGAGTTAATACCGGAGACCAAGACTTAAGCGGTTTAACTCCAAACACTCGTTCAATATCTACGACAACTCCATTACAAGGCGGAGGCGATTTGTCAGCAAATAGAACGCTTTCAATATTACAATCAAATACAAGTCAAAGCGGATATTTAAGCAATACCGATTGGAATACTTTTAATGGAAAGCAACCACAAATAAATGGAACAGGCTTTGTAAAAGCATCAGGAACTTCAATAAGTTATGATAATAGTAATTATAATCCTATTGTAATAAATGATTTTTCATCAGGTTCAGTAACAGGAACTACGGTAAATACTATAGTAGGAAGTTATTTAATTTCTGCAAATACATTTAAAAATAAAGATACTTTTAATTTAACATCTTATATATTTTTATCAGGTACAAAATTAGGAAATCAAACTTTAAGATTTTATTTTAATTCCACAGTAAGTTTAACAGGGGCAAATTTAATCGCAACTTATACTTATTTAACAACAACAAAATTTGGTATTTTTGAAAGAATTGGAGTTTGTACTTTAGAAGAAAATTTATTAATTTTTCCTACAACTTCAAGTATAATATCTGATAGAATTGCAAGTACTATTGATTATTCAACACCTGCTTTTCCATATACTTCAAATAATTATTTAATAGTAGCAATTCAATTAGCAAATACATCAGACCTTGCAAGATTAGGATTAGTTAGATTAACAAAATAATATGAAAACAATAATAAATAAAAATACAGGTAAAGTTTTATATTGTTCAATGGTAAAGGTTGAATTATTAGAAAATGAAATTACAATAGAAGAATTATTAACTGAAGAAATGGAAAATCCATATTTTGATTTTGAAACAAAAACTTTTTATAATAAAATAGATGAGCAGACAACAATTTGATACAATTTTAGGTAAGTTAATTTCAAGAAAATTATTAGTTTTCTTAATTGCTTGTGTAGGTTTATTTAATCACACAATAAATTCTTCTGATTGGATTATAATTGCAACTGCTTATATTAGTATGCAAGGATTTACAGAAATAGTTACACAATTAAGAAAATGATTAATAAAATTTTAGATTTAAGGCAATCGCTTTTAACAGGAACTTACTTTATGTTTACATTTGCAAATGTTGATATTATTATGAAAGTTATTGCATTTATAATAGCTACAGGTTATACTGCAAGAAGATGGTATTTAATGGAAAAAAATAAAAAGAATGAAATTGAACAATGAAGGTTATTTACTTATAACGGAGTTTGAAGGTTTTAGTGCTAAACCTTATTTATGTCCTGCTAAAATACCAACAATAGGATTTGGTAATACATACTATTCTGATGGTAAACGTGTAACTTTATTAGATAAAGAAATAACAAAAGTACAAGCATTTGAAATATTTAAAACAGTTGCGGATAGATTTGCAAGTGTAGTTTCAAAATTAGTTACAAGTCCTTTAAATCAAAATCAATTTAACGCATTAGTTTCTTTTGCTTATAATGTTGGAACAGGTAATTTTGCAAGTTCTACATTATTAAAAAAAGTAAATTCAGATCATAATGATACTTCAATAGAATTAGAATTTAAGAAGTGGAATAAAGCAAATAAAAAAGAAGTTGCAGGTTTAACTAAAAGAAGATTATATGAAAGCAAAGTTTATTTTTCTTAATATCATATGTGGTGCACTTTTATTATCTTGTGCATCACGTAAAGTAGATATTAAAACTAAAGAAGTAAAAAAAGATAGTTTAGTAGAAATAAAAATAGATTTAACTGAAAATAAGGTTAAAGATTCTATTTCAGAAACTAATACTAAAACTATTATTGATATTGATGAAATTGTAATTAAACCTTTAGATAGTTTAAAAGAATTTATTGTAGAAGGTAAAACATACAAAAATGTTGTTTTAAGCTATAAAAAAACTAAAACTAATAGTTTATCTAATAATATAATAAAAGTATCAGAAAACACTTTAAAACACGTTAAAACTGATAGTAAGATAAAAACTTCAAGTAAAGAAAACATTAAAGAAAAGAAAATAGATAAAAAAGCTAATTATTTTATTTATTTGTGGTTTATTTTAGGTATTATACTTTTATATTATTTATACAAAAGATTTTGTATTTTTTTGTAAGCATAATTAACCTTGTTATTTTTCTTTGCTTATATCTTTAAATTTTATTTTTTTATTTTAATAAATCTTTATATACTTATTTTGTTTTTCTTTTAAATACTTATTTTATTTTTTGTTAAACGACAAGGCAAAGTTAGTTTATTTAAAATTAAAGTCTAACAGTTTTAAAATTTACTTTTTAACAAGATTGTTTATAACTTAAAATTATATTTGTATATGAAAAAACAAACAAGAAAATCATTAGTAACAAAATTAGATACTATCTTTAGCCAATACATAAGGCGTAAAGATGCTATTAATGAAATTGCTACTTGTGTTACTTGTGGGAAAAAAGACCATTGGAATAAATTGCAGAACGGACACTTTATGTCACGTAGACACTACAGCACAAGATGGGATGAAAATAATTGCCACGTACAATGTGCAGGATGTAATGTATTCAGATCCGGTGAAATATATTTATACAATAAATACCTTTGTGCAAAATTTGATAATAACTTTCCTGATATGTTATATGCAAAATCAAATGAAATTGTTAAATTTGCTGATATAGATTTAATAGAGTTAATAGAACACTATACTGATAAAGTTAATAGTTTATAATTTGTTTCTTGTTTTTCTTTGTTTTAAGACCCTGTATTAATAGTGCAGGGTTTTTTATTTGTTAAAATTTTGTTAAAGTTTTATATCATAGTTTTTTATTCAAAATGTATTTATATATTTGCCCTATAATTAACAAACAAAAAAAAACATTATGAAAGAATTAAAAATTTTAACAACAACAGAATTAGAAGAAATTATAGGAATTGAATTTGCATTTTATTTTAATTTATTAGATATTGTTGTAAATACAAAAAATGTAAACAAAGCAGAAAAATTAATTAACGATGGTTATTCTTCTGAAGAAATTAAAAATATATTACCTTATCAAAATTGGATTTAATTATTAAAAACAAACATTATGAAACAAACATTAAAAAATTTCGGATTGGCTCTTTTATTATGGCTTGGATTATTTACAATGCAATTATTAATTTCAAATTTTATTTAAAATGAAAGATTTATTAGACTACAACAGATTTAGAATGGAAGCTTTACAAGCTCAAATATGTAAATTAGAACATCATATATCTACATTAGAAACTTATGTGTTTGAATTAGCAGATATAGATTGTCCTGAAGCATATAAAACAATTATTAAACAAGAAATGTATAATTTAAAAAACAATTAAAATGGAACAAAAAGAATTAACATTAAACCAAAAATTATCTTTAATTCAAAAAGAATTTAAAGCAAGCAAATCAAAGTTTAACAGTTTTGGAAAATACAACTTTAGAAGTGCAGAAGATATATTAGAAGCACTAAAACCATTTAACGAAAAATACCAAGTAAACTTTACAATTACAGAATCAATGGTACACTCGCAATTTTTACAATTCCCAATGTTATGTTCTACAGCTTCAATAAACGATGATTTAGACAGTATTCAAGCGACAGCTATTGTAGGTATTGATTTAGAACAAAAAGGTATGCAAATGCCACAAAAGTTTGGTTCTGCTTCTTCTTATGCTAAAAAGTATGCGTTAGGTAATTTATTACTAATTGATGATACACAAGATTCAGATGCAGTTAATAAGCACGATAAAGAACCTGTAGTAGATGAAAAGAAGTTTTTAAATAAAAACACACCTGAATTTAATAAAGCTATTGAATATCTAAAAAATGGTGGTAGTTTTACAGCGATAGAATCAAAATATAAAATGGCTAAAGAAGTACGTGCAGAATTACTAAAAGTTAAATAATAAAACTGAATAGCTGACAACAGTAAAAAAAGGTAAGCAAATAAAAACAAATAATATGAGTAATTTAAGTGATGCTAAAATTAGAGTGGATTTACTTCCTAAAGAAAAATTTGTAATTGGTAAAACAAATGAAAAAGGTGAAACTCCTGTTTATCTAACAATTCAAATTTCAACAAGTGATGAAACAAATCAATTTGGTCAAAATGTAACTGTAACAGTACCACAAACAAAAGAAGAAAGAGACGCTAAAAAACCTAAAATATATTTAGGTAATGGTAAAGTATTTTGGACTGATGGTAACATTAAATTAGCAGAAAAGCAAGAGTCTAATGCTAAAGAATTGGTAACAGATGATTTACCTTTCTAAAATTAATCAGGGGTGTAAAAACCCCTTTTTTTTAAACAAAAACAAGAAAACAATAATATGGATATAGAAGCACAAAGGTTATTAATGCAAATGTTTGAAGAAGATTGCTTTATAAATCCATTAGAAAAGATAGAATATCCTAAACCTGCAATATCATTTGGTACAAAAAGTTATGATACAAAAGATGGTTCAAAAGAATATCCTGTACCTTTAGGAACTTATGGTAACTTCAGTTTTGTACAAGCACCACCAAAATCAAAGAAAACATTTTTTGTAAGTTTATTATCAGCAATATATTTAGCAGAAAATTTACAATCATTTTGTGGTGATTTAAAAGCAAATAGAGAAAATAAAAATATAATACATTTTGATACTGAACAAGGTAATTTTCACGCACAAATGGTATTTAAACGACCATTAGATATGACAGGTAAAAAAACAGATAGATATCACACTTTAGCATTAAGGCAATTATCATTTAAAGAACGTGTTGAATTTATAGAATACTATTTATATGACAAATTAGAAGCAAAAGAAATAGGTTTAGTTATTATAGATGGTATTGCAGATTTATGCAGTGATGTAAATAACATTGAAGAATCAAATGCAGTAGTACAAAAACTAATGAAATGGTCAAAAGAATTAAATTGCCATATAGTAACAGTTATACATAGTAACTTTGGTTCAGATAAACCTACAGGGCATTTAGGTTCATTTTTAGAAAAAAAAGCAGAAACACAAATACAATTAGAATTAAATACAGTAAACAAGGGTTTAGTAACAGTATCTTGTAAACGTTCACGTAACGCTCCATTTGAAAACTTTAGTTTTAAAGTTAATAGTTTTGGATTGCCACAAGTTGAAGGTGCTTTTTACGATCCACTAAAAGATATATTTTAATATGAATGTACTATCATTATTTAACGGAATGAATACAGGTCGCCAAGCATTAGAAAATGTAGGCATTAAAGTAAATAAATACTATTCAAGTGAAATTAAACCTTATGCTATTGAACTAACACAATATCATTTTCATGATACAATACAAGTTGGTGATGTTACTAAATGGCGTAAATGGAATATAGATTGGAAAAGTATTGATTTAGTTTTATCAGGTTCACCTTGTCAAGATTTAAGTGCTGCAGGTAAAAGAGCAGGTATTAATGGTAAAAAGTCAAGTTTGTTTTTTGTATTTATTGAAATATTAGAATATATAAAATCACTAAATCCAAATGTATTATTTTTGCAAGAAAATGTTGGTAGTGCAAGAAAAGAAGATGTAGGTATTATGTCAAGAGCATTAGGAGTTTACCCTGTTAGAATTAATAGTAGTTTAGTAACAGCACAATTACGTGATAGGTATTATTGGAGTAATATAAAAACAAAAGAAACAATGTTTGATATTGTGACAGATATACCACAACCAAAAGATAAAGCAATATTTTTAAATAAAATTCTAACAAGTGGTAAAGTAGATATAAGTAAACATACTTGTTTAAATACTTTAAGCGGTTCTATGGAAAATTCAAAACAAGAATATTTAATACATAGAAATCAAACTACAGGTATGATTACATTAATTAAAGAAGATGATATTTATAGAACTTGCAATAAAATAGAAATGTGTCGTTTACAAGGTTTTCCTGATAATTATTGTGATATACTTTCAACTAAAAAGGCAGGTAGTTTACTTGGCGATGGATGGACTTTACCAATAATAGAACATATTTTTTCATTTATAAAACAATAAATAATGCAAACAACAATTAAAACACACTTAGAAGAATTACATACTTCTGCTACAAGAATGTTAGTATTAAATTCAGATAATAAAATGTTAATAACTTATTTTAAAGATTTAACAGAAAAGTTAATATATTTACAGCAGTTAGTTGAAATGGATTTAAAATATAATTGGTTAGAAATAGAAAACATAATGAACCTCTTAAAAAATCAAGATTCAGAATTAACTAATATTAATGTAAATTTTAAAATTAAAGAAGTAACAACAGAAAAAAAAGAAGCATTTTTAACAATTAAAAGTTTATAGTATGGAATTATTTATAGTATTATTAGTAATTATTTTAACATTAGTATTTTTAGCAACAAGTTTCTTTGAATGTGATGTAATTATAACGCCAATAAAAGGAATAATGTTTGGTGCTTTATATAACGATGATGTATATGATATTGAAACAGACCACACAATACAAATAGTAATATTATTTATATCATTTAACTTTTTATGGACCACAAAAAACAAATGAAAAAGTGTATTAAATGTAATATAGAAAAAGAATATATAAATTTTTCTAAAGATAAAAGTAGAAATGATGGATATTCAAATAAATGTAAAATTTGTTATAAAGAATACCAACAACAAAATAAAGAAATAGTAAATAAAGCAACTTCAAAATGGAGTAAAAATAATAAAGAACAACGAAATGAATATTTTAAAAATAGAAAATTTACAGAACCATTATTTAAATTAAGATGCAATTTATCTACTTTAATTTGGGTTTCATTAAAAAGAAATGGATATTCAAAAAATTCTAAAACATTTAATATTTTAGGATGTACTATAAGTGAATTTAAAGAATATTTAGAACATAAATTTACAAAAGGAATGAATTGGCAAAATAATGGAGAATGGCATTTAGACCACATTTATCCAACTTCACTTGCAAAAGATAAAGAAGAATTATTAAAATTAAATCATTACACTAATTTTCAACCATTATGGGCTGTAGATAATATTAAAAAAGGTAATAAAATTATATAAATAAATGGATAATCTTTGGTTAGCAAAAGTAGCAGAACA